CTCGACGGCCTCGAACCACTTGCCCTTGGTGCCGTCTTTGACCTCAAAGACAGCACCAGCCCGCTTGCGCTCGCCGCCATAAAAGCCATCAGTGATTGCTTTGACTTTCATGGCTTACCGATTAGTTGACGGCGTCGGGATAGGCGATCCAACGAGCAACGTCAGTGGCCAGGAAGGCGTTAAGCTTTCCAGCCGTGACGTTGGCGGTGGCCACAGTCATCCACAAGCCGAGGTAGCGCTCGTAGTTGAAGTCTTGCGGGAGTGCGAAGACGCGGGTGTAGCCAGCGGCCCAGGTTGCCACGCCGATCGCGCCCGTATCGATATGCACCGTGCGCGAGGTGTTCAAGTCGGCGGTGGAGTCAGACACCAGTTGGAACTGGATCGTGGCCGTAGCGCCGACAAAGGCTGTGTCAACTTGCAGCACGAGATACATGGGCTCGCCCACGCCAGTACCGCGCAGCGTGGGAGTAGCGCCCAGGTCGATCACGTCCGTGTTGGGAGCGATAGCGTTGCCCACGTTCAGCGCAATGGCCGCTGCGTCGGCAAACTCATTTCTTTCGTCGAGAATCATTTGAATTTCCTTTCGTTGATTCGGAGGGTTAGATACCGGACTCGGTGTTGGTGATCGCGTCGCAGCGGCGAACAGGGATGCCGTCGAACATGGTCACGTGCTTGCCGGCCACTTGCTCGATGGTGAGCGTGGAGGCAGCGACCTTGTTGGCAATCTGGCGACGCAGGAACGAGCGCACCGTGCGGTTGACGTAGAAGGCAGGACGGCCCATCGACAAGCTGGGGATCAGCTCGACGGCTTGGGTCATCAGGTCAACCAGATCAGGACCGGAGGCGGCATTCTTGACCAGGTCTTCTTGGTCGATGTTGATGCGCACCACATAGCGCCAGTCGCGAACGGACAGACCGCAGTCCCAGCGATAGTGCGTGCGGTAGGCTTCCATGCGCCCGCCATTGCCGTCCACGTTTTCGATGGTGACCTGACCCTTGTCTTCCATGTTCAGGCCGGCACGGCTGCCCTTGGGGTAGATCCCGTGGACAGTGTTGGGGCCCCACACCACCAACCAGATGCTGGTGTTGTCGGTCGAGTCAGGCGTGGCAGCGCTGGTGAGAATGTTCTCGCCGTTGCTGGCCGACTGGTCGTTGAAGCGGGCGCCAAAGCCGGTGAAGGCCTCGGGCTCGGTGGACTCGTTGCCGTAGAACAGCGTGCTCGAGAACTCCTGGTTCATGCCCTCGATGTGAGCGCGGTCCTCAGACAAACGAAACGCAGCGGTGTTGCCGTTGAGATCGGCGAGCGCCTTGTCCACTTCGGCGTAGGCCTCGAGCATGCCGGTCGCATCGGTCACCTGGACGGTGGTCGATTTGGTCGGCTGCACGCCACCGTAGAGCTTGCGCCAGGTGGGAGTGGGCAGACCGGTGCGGATCGTGGTGCGGTGACCGGTGGGCAGGTTGCCCTCGAGCCACACCATGTCGTCGAGGATCTCGTTGGTCTGGTTGAGGATCTCGGCAATGGTGTCGATTTTGCCGTCGGGGTCCATGCGCTTCGTTACATCCAGAAGCGTGGGGTGGGTTGTAGCAAGGATTGCCATTTGAAATTCCTTTCGATTAAGACATTGTGGGGAACAACTTCTTGGCCGGGTCCATCACTGTGCTTTCCTTACCGGGCTGCACGAATGAGTCTTCGGCCATCGCTTTACCAATGCGCGCAAACACACGCACAAGCTCGGGGTGCGACCCCATGCCCGTGGCATCCAGCGCTGCGAGGAACTCGGGCGATCCGAACTTCTTGGCAGCAGCTTGTGCATGACGCACAGAGCCGTCGAAATTGGCGCCGCCAATCTCTTTGTCTGCCTTGATCTCGGACACCCACGCCTCTATCTGCTTGGCCGCTACTTGGGTCTGCGACTGAGCCTGGTTCTGCAGCGTCTTGGTGTGGAGCTCGAGTAGCTTCTGCGCTTGCTCCTGAGACAGGTTGAGCTCGCGAGCCAGGGGCTCGAACTCAGCAATCGCTTGTGCATCGAGTTGCACACCCTCGGGTGCTTTGAACTCATACTTTTCCGGGGCCCCAGCTTGTGCATCCTTGTTATCGGTCTGCGTCTCGCCTGGTGCTTGTCCGTTGTCGCCTTCGTTGGCTTTGCCAGCAGGTTGACCTGCCTCTGTAGTGGCCGGCTCATTCGAGCCGAACATCACAGCAGCAGCTCCAGCCTGATCGCCACCTTGTGCCGTGGGTGCGGTGTTTGTCTGCACGGCGCTAGTTGTCGCGTCAGTCATTGGATCCTTCCTTCTTAGATTCATTCATCATCACGATGTACGCGTCGGCCGCAGCCTCGTGCACATCACCCAAAACCATGAGCCCCATGTTGCGCATCCCCTCGTTGAAGAAGGTGGTGCTGTTTCCGGTAAATGATGTGCGAAACACACCAGCCCGTTCGAGCAAACGCCACACGAAGCGACGGCCCTCAACACTCGACATCACCTGACGCATGTCGGCCAGCTCGCGATCGCGCTCGCGCTCATCTTTGCGCTTGCGCGTCTTGACCTGGTCCTCGTCAGCTGCGTTGAATGTCTTGACCCGCTCGTTCATTTCTTTTTACCGCCGCCTTTTTTGTAGCCCATGGCCGATCCTTTCGTGGTTATGCGGGCACGCCGCGGAGTGAGTTAATCATCTGGCCAAGCGCGGCATCATCGGTGACCTTGGTCTCCGAGAGCGTCTTGGCGTTCTTGATGCCCTGCGTCATCGAGGCGAGCTGCTGCTGGTACTGCTGCTGGGCTGCGCGCTGCTCGCGCATCTTGGCCACCACAGAATCATCGAGCACGATCGACGGGGGCACGCCCACCATGCCGGCGTACTCGTCGATGGCCTGGTCGAAGTCGATCTTGTCGAGCACGGCCGGGTTGGCCTGCGCCATCTGGCCGGCAAAGCTCATGAACCGCTCGATGCCGGTGATGCCGGTCAACTTCATGGCCTGGGCCATGACACTGATGTACTCGACCGAGAGGTCCATGCCCTCGAGCTCGGGCGGGGGCGGTGGCACCATGCCGAACTTGATCATGATGTTGAAGGATCGATCGATCAGTGGATCGAGCAGCTCGTCGTTCAGACGCTCGAGCACCGGCCCGAGCATGAGCAGCTTCTCCTCGTGACGCTCCTGGATCTCGCGTGCCGTGATGTTGCTGCGCTGATCGTTGGCGATCATCAGGAACAGATCCTCGAAGAAGGCCCGACGGATGCGGCCCTGGTTCTCCTGGATGTCCATCACGAGCTCTTGGATCCGCGGGTTGATCTCGTAGGCCGGGGCGAATCCTTGCTGGCCCTGGCTGATGTCCACGTAGGTGACATCGCCCGGCAGCAGTGATGCGCGCTGGTTGCGCAGCGAGCTCGGTGCGGTCATGGGCGGGTTGACCATCTTGTCGATGGCCTGGGCCTTGCGCTTTTGCTCGAGCTGCAGGGCCTTGATGTCGCCCAGGGCGTCCATGCCCGGCGAGTAGCCGTAGATGTCCTCGCCCGTGACAGACCAGCGAGGCGCCATGATCGGAAAGTCATCGAAGCCCGACTCGCGCAGGAACATCTCCTGTTCGCAGCCCTTCTCGTAGTAGACCGATCGGAAGCGCTTGAACCTGGCCAGGGGCTTGCGCCCGTCGTACTCGTCGTTGGGCTCGACCAGGTGCACGACATCGATCCACTGCTCGAGGTCGTTGCGATCGAGCATGTTCTTGGTCGCGTTCGAGAGCGCGTCGCGGCCGAACTGCTGCGCGAGCTGGCGCACGGTCATCTGGTACTCGCGATAGAGCGTGTCCACGTTGCCCCGGTGCGAGGTGCCCACCATGTAGCTGCCGATGGGGAAGGACTGACAGCGCACCACGTCCTCCTCGTCCTCGAGCACGGCGAAGGCGTGGGTGCCGTAGACGCCCAGGTCCGCGTAGGTCATGGGCAGCGTGGTGTACAGGTTGCTGCGCAGAAACATCTCGGTCATGCGGTTTCGCACCAGGTCCAGCCACATCTTCACCGGCTGGAACTCGTTGAGCTCTGGGTCGGGCGTGCGCAGCTGGAACCAGGGACGCGCCGGGCTGGTGATGCCCGACATCATCCCCGAGGACAACGTGCGGATGGCCAGAGTGGCCGTGTTGTCGACGATCTTCAGGTTGCGACGGTCGCCCTTGTTGCGGTCGGTGACCAGGAAGCGCGACTGTCGCGGCAGGATGTAGTCGGACAGATCGCGCCAGTGCGCAATGAACGACGTGCGCTCCTGGCGCAGATCCTCGAGCCGGCGGTTGAACCGCTCGCGCTTGGTCTCCATTACTGCCCCAGCAGGGTTTTGGCTGTCGTGGTGGCCGACTCGGTCAGGCCCTGGCCGCCGGTGAGCATGGTCGACTGCTGACCCATGGCTGCAGCCTGGCGCTGGCGCTCGCGACGCTGCGAGTCCTCGAGCACCTGCTGCTCTTCAGCTGCAGAAGGCCGCGGAGGTGGCGGGGGATCTGGCTGCTTGGGCGCACTGCCCTTGCCACCACCACCGTAGAGGCGCATCGAGCGCCCGGTGGGTTTGAATGCGTCCTCGTGCAGGTCGGGGATTCCCAGGTTCAAAAGTGTTGCGTTGTTCATTTCCAGTCGCCTTTCTCAATGCTCAATGCGTAGGTGTCGAGAAGCTGCCCGTCCTGTAGGTGGCACCGGGGGACGCAAGCCTCCTGCTTAAATCCGATCGATTGCATCGCTGCAACGATCTGCGGGTACTGCGTCCACACCGTGATCCGCTCGTACCCGAACTCCCACGCCATGGGGATTGCTGCCTTGGTCACCGAGCGCATCCTCAACGCGTTGCCCATGATGTGCGGCTCGAGCACCTTCGGATTGCGCGCCACGCATCGAAATAAGACGCTCGATTCTCTGCACCCGACGAGCAGACAGTCCCCGTCGAGCACTTGCCGATAGACGGCGTTCATCGCGTCCAGCTTCGTGTAGTCGTAGCGAATATCCGCTGGTACTAGGTACTGCCACAGAAACTCCTGGACCCATGGGTCTTTGATGTTGAACTGCTCGATGTGCATGCGATCTTCCTACCTGGTTGCGATTTTCACACCGATTCAGGCATTTGGCAATCACGCATGCTCGAACGGGTCGTACTCGTAGTTCATGGGCTTGGACGCCAGGCTCGGGTGTGCCCAGCGCATCGTGGGTGCCACGGCGTTGGCGAAGGTCAGCGCCAGGGCGTCGGCCAGGTCGGGCGAGCGCATGATGCGGGCCTTGATCTCGTCCTTGCTTTCCAGGCACAGCTTGTTCGAGGCGTTGTAGTAGTAGGTCGGGCTGGCCAGATCCTGCTTGAGCTCGGGCATGTTGGGGATGGTGCCGCCGGCTGCGATCCACTCCTTGACGCCCCACCACATCTCGGCGCGCTTGTTGAGGAATCGCGAGTCGATGGGCTTGCCGCCAAAGTTGACCTCGATCACGGCGTGGCCCATCTGGCGCAGCCGATCGATCACGCCTGAACCGTTGCCGGCATCGATGAAGACCGCGTCAGGGTGGAACTTCTCGATCGCACTGGCCACGGCATCGGCCAGGCGCATGTTGTCGATGCCCTGCATGACGCGTGGCTTGAAGGCGGCCAAGCCCTGGCGCGGGAAGATCACGCTCTTGTCGTCACCGAACCGGGCCGGGTCCACGCCCAGCACCTTGGCCGCGAAGTTGTACTGGTCCTCGCGCAGGAAGCGCCTGGCGGCCTCCTCCGCGGTGGCGATCGAGATCAGCTGGTCCTCGGCGCTGGCCGAGAAGTCGCACAGGTACTCGCGGTTGAACTCGTTGTCGGGCATGTCGCGCTTCAATCGCTCGACCTCCTCGGGGTCCAGGGCGTCGGTGTCGTAGACCGTGTAGCGCGCCGCGTACCAGTCGGGCAGCTGCTCGGCCTTGTAGTAGAGCTCGGAAAAAAGGTTGATCCCCTTGGGTGTACCGATGAACAGCGCCCAGCCCTTGCGATCAGACAGCGCCGGCTGGACGATCTCGTTCCACACCTCGGGCTTGATCTGGGCCACCTCGTCGATGACCGCGCCATCCAGGCGCAGGCCTCGCATGCCGTCGGGGTTGTCCCCGCCGTAGAGCTGGATCTTGGCGTGGTTGTGGGCAAAGCGCACCCACAGCTCGGACTCGTTGATCTCGGTTCCCGGCACGCGCCTGGCGTAGGCCTTGATGCGCTCCCAGGCAATGGCCTTGGCCTGCTTGAGGAAGGGGGTGAGGTAGACGTAGAGCGGGAGCTCGAGCTGACAGCGCAGCGCCTCGCTCACCAGCTGCATCACCGCGAGCTCGGTCTTGCCAGCTCGCCGGTGCAGGGCGAGCACGGTGAATCGCTTGCGCCGGCGGTGGCACTCGTCCTGCCAGCGCCGCGGCCGGTAGCCTAGATCAACGACTTCCTGGCTCTGCATCAGGCACGTGCGTGAGGATGGTGAAGGTCATGTTGCCCTGCTGGTCGACCTTCAGATCCTTGGGCAACACTTTGCCCACCAGCGCCATGAACGCTCCAGGGTTTTGCTCGGCCTGGTCGGCCAGATACTGCTGCCCACCAGCCTGCTCTAGCGCCCCCAGGATCATGGCCTTTACATCCCCTGTCACCTTGTTCGGCACGCCCGCCTTGCGTCCTTTGCCGGCGTTGGGAGGCATCTTCCGCTTCTTGGGCTTGTCCTGGGCCATGTCTGCAAACCCCTGCATTTTGCTGTTCATGTTGCGTATCCTACACCGTCATGCTTGATTCGCAACACTTTCTTCCAAAACCCACACCCGCATCGAGATCATCCCCTTGGCCTGGCTGTCTCTGGCCCGGAACAGGGTGATCTGATCGATCTGGTTGTCGTCGATCCACACCCGGGCTCTGGTGCACGCATCCGAGATCACCTTCCAGGCGTTGTCCATGTCCCGGCGCCGCTTGTCTGGTGGGTAGATCACACACCGCACGCCCAGCCGGCCCTCGAGCCCTCGGTGCGCGGATTGGCGCATGACTTCCACGGCTACGGTCTGGTAGTAGAGCTGCGCCTTTGGCGTCAGGTAGTGGGCACCGGCCTGGGTATGTTTCCAGATGTGATTGCCCGATGGTGGGTAGGGGATCATAAATTCAACCGCTAACTTCTCACTCACTTGCTTGCCTTTCTGACCGTCTTTCGGTCGGTTGTCACACCTCGTGTCCCACACTGTCCCCCCCTATAGGGGGTGGGACAGCGGGACAGTTGGGCCTGTCCCGCTCTGTCCCGCTACATGCGGGACAGTAAGATCCTTGCTGGATAAGGCTTTGCGGGCGATTGCATGGTCACTGTCCCGCACTGTCCCGGTGTTTGACCACGCGGGACAAAAC